ATTAAGCGCGTTGCTTACATCTTGACTCGTAGAGGATTAATTACCCCTATACAGCTAAACAGCAGAGACATTGATATTAAGTTTTTGTCGCCATTAGCTAAAGCTCAAGACGGTGAGGACTTAATGTCTGTTCAACAAGCTGTTGCCTTTGTGCTTCAGACTGCTGGGCCAGACCAAGCCAAGATTGCGTTTAAGCTTGAGGACTTCGGTACTTGGGCAGGAGGTAAAACAGGTATGCCAGCAGAGTTAATTAGAAGTGACGCAGAAAAAGCACAAGTTATACAAGCTGGTGCTGAAGCTGCGCAGGCTGGTATGCCACCTGCACAGCCTCCAATGCAATGAGTTGGGACGAAATAGATAAGGTATCGGTTAATCCTGATGCTGCTAAAAAGCAAAATGCGGCTAAAAGGTCGCAGGCTGCTGAGTTGGCTAAAGCGTACAACAGATGTTTTAACTCTGAGGAAGGCAAGAAAGTAATTGCTGATCTTCATAAGCGTTTTATCTACGATAACGATACCTCTTTTGGTTCTCCCAATGTCAATTATGAATCTGCATACCACAATGGCGAGTCTGGCGTGGTTAAGTTCATTATCAATCAAATAAACCAAGCAGAAATTTTATGACTGAAGCAGTTAAGAAACGTGCCGTAAAGGTTACGCCAAAAGTTCTAATGCCTGACGATTCTAAAAAGTTCTTAGATAAAATAGGTTTTAATTTAGAATGGCTAAATGACTTAGCAAAGAAATATAAATTTGATAGCTTTGACTACGTTAATAAGTTTTGTGCATTTCGATGTAATCGGGATGGTACAAGTGTTGAATGGATCAGCGTAAACGATCTCGCTTTGCTAAATGGAAAGAGCAAGCTATGTGAGATTAAACTTAAACATCAACCATTAGGGAAAACTCGTAAGATTATTGAGTTTCCTTGGGAGTAATTATGTTAGAAGAACAGGCCGCACCAGAAGAAACAACCAGCGATACCCTGTTGGATCAAGCATCACCAACACTTAGCGAAGGCGAATACTTTTTATCAGACGGTATTAAAGGCTCTGGAGAAACACCAGACTGGTACAAAGCTGACCGATACGCATCTGTAGCAGAACAAGCTAAAGCCTATACTGAACTAGAAAAGAAGTTTGGTGGATTTAAAGGCGCACCTAAAGATGGCTACAGTGGCCCTGAAGGCATTGAAGCTGATGACGCTTTATTGGGTGAGCTTACAGAGTTTGCTAACAAGACAGGCATGAACCAAGACGCATTTAACGAAGCATGGGAATTACTCAGTACGCAAAACGAAGTATCTGCTGAGTACAACCAAGAGCAAGAGTTATCTAAGCTAGGTGACAACGCGCACAATCGCATTAAGTCTGTAGAAGGGTTTATGAAAAACAACCTAGACGCAGAATCTTACGAGAAAGCCCGCGAACTAGTGACTAACGCTGACACTATTGAGTTAGTAGAGATGCTAGTTAAAGCTACTGCTCCTGTTAAGTTGCCTATTGATGGCGGTGAAAGCCCAACAGGTGTTACATGGTCAGACATTGAAAGCGCCATGTTCCAGAAAGACGATAATGGCAACTTGTTAAGAAGTGTAAGCACCTCTCACGAGCAGAAAATCCAAAAGATGATGTCAGACTTTGGCGGCGACAAACCGCACCACAGGACTGTTGGTTGAACCCTGTAGGGTATTCAGTGTATAATTGGCGCACTGGATACCCTTCCCAAAGGCCCAGTAAATTTAGGTTGAATGCTGACCAATTTACTGGGTACTCAGCAAAGACCTTGAAAAAACTTTTTATTACTTACTCTTTTTCGAGGAAATTCTTATGAGTAAAAATCTATCATCCGTAGCTGTCACGGAATTTGACAGTATGGTCAAGCATGCCTATCAGGGCATGGGCCTGTTGAAAGGTGCTGTAACTCAGCGCAACAATGTAGTTGGTGACACTTACAAGTTCCGCCGTATGGGTAAAGGTCTAGCTAACCAGAAGTCTACTTCTGATCTAGTTACTCCTATGGACGTAGCGCACGAGTTCAAGACTGCAACTCTAACTAACTGGAATGCTCCTGAGTACACCGATGTATTCGATGCTCAAGACGTTAACTTTGATGAGAAGCAGGAACTAGCAAACACTATTGCTGGCGCTCTTGGTCGCCGTACTGACCAGCTTGTTATCGATGCAATGGACGCTTCTACTCCTCTTACTTCAACCATTGCAACTTCTGTTGGTGGCGCTGCTAGTAACCTGAACATGGCTAAGATTATTAAAGCCCAGGTTGAGCTTCGTGATCAAGGCGTTCCTAACTCTGATCTATTTGCTGCGGTAAATGCTTTGGGTCTAGGTGGACTGTTGAATGACGAGAAGGCAACATCTTCTGATTACCAAGCTGTTAAAGCTCTTGCAAATGGTGACGTAGATACTCTTGCTGTCTTCCGTTTCATTATCCTTGAATCTCGTGTTGAAGGTGGTCTTACTGTCGGTACTGCTGGCGCAAACATTGTTGACTCTTATTTCTTCCAGCGTCCTGCTGTTGGCCTTGCCATCGGTATTGACATGAAGACTGAGATCGACTGGATTGCCGAGCGTACTTCTTGGTTGTGTAACGGCATGCTGAAAGCTGGCTCTGTTGTGCGCGATGAAGGCGGTTTGGTTAAAGTTCAATACACTCAAACTGCATAAGGAGAATTTAAAATGGCTTTTTCAAGAGATGGTTTATGCCGCATTGGCGGTTCTGGAAATGGTGGCAGCACTTGGCAGTATACTTCTACTGATGCTAAAGCTGTAATTGATAACGCAGATTACTTCCTTGCGGCTATCAATGAGTTAAGCATTGGTGATTTGATTATCTGTAAAGATACTACCACTGCTACTGCACCAGTAGTTCACTTGACGTATATTAAGACTCAGACCGCTACAAGCATTACAGCGGCTGCTGGCCTAATTATTACTGCGTAAAGTAACAAAGCACAACGTCTGGGGGGTTCGCCCCCCTTTCTTACTGAGGTTTATATGGCAACAAAGATTGGGTTAATTTCTAACGCTTTGATTTTGATTGGTGATTTACCAATTACATCTTTAAGTGGAAACTCACGAGCGGAAACTGTTGCTAAAAACCTGTATGACAACATTGTCCAAATGGAACTCACCAAACATCGGTGGGGGTTTGCTAGGCGTAAAGCGCAGTTAGCATTAACTACAGACACCCCAATTGGCAACGAATATCAAAACGTGTATCAGTTACCTACTGATATGCTTGTTCTTATTAAGTTAGACCCAGCAATCCAATACAGAATATATGGCGACAAGGTGTATGCAAATGCCTCTGGCCCATTGTATTGCGACTACATTGCTAATGTTTCAGAAGACGAATGGCCTGTGTATTTTGCCAAAATGGTTGAGTATGCTTTAGCTATGGACTTTGCTCCATCTATTAGAGACAGTGCTGCATCTGGCGAAGTAAACGCTGGTAAGTATACAAACGCTTCTCGCATGGCCCGCTATACTGATTCCCAACAATATCCTACCGAGCCGCTTAGAAGCCAACCATTTATTAATGTGAGGCGCTAATGGCTAAATCTCATTTTCTCCAAAGCAGCTTTGCTAGTGGAGAGTTGTCTCCGCTCCTGCGTGGCCGTACAGACCTAGAGCAATACTATGCTGGTCTATCTACTGCTGAAAACGTAGTTATTGTTCCGCAGGGTGGCGTTAAAAGACGACCTGGCACTGAGCATATAGATAAGCCTATTAACATTATGGGGGCATATTTAAGCAGCCAGTTTACGGCAACAATGCCAGAAGGCGGCACCCCCGCTAATCTAAATGACTTTAGTACAACTACAAAAGGCACTTCTACAACTAACATTGGTGTACTAGGTACAGGAGCAAATGCAGACTATGTAGTTGCCCTTTACGATATGAGTGCGCTGACATTAGGCATTGTCTTTGTTGATGTACAAAACATACAGCTAACGACAGCAAATACTGACACAGCAGTGTTTAAGGTACAAACATCATCTAACGGTACTGCATGGACTGATCGCGCTAGTATTACTGTTACGTCTACACCTACATCACTAAGAACTAAAATTACAGATGCTGTAGCTACACCGTATGTGCGTGTTGTGCGTACAGGTGATACAGGTGACTTGGGTACGCAAAAGGTTGAGTTAACTGAGCTTAATGTTATATATGACAATCTAAGCTTTTCTGACGTAAAGACGTTTGATTTTAGTGTAGAAGACAATAGGCATTACTTGTGCGTAGCTACTGGTGGAGCGCCATCAACAGGAACTGTTAGCCCAACTAACCCTCCTTCTTTTGGCAACTTAGCTATGTACAGAATACCGTACGGCACAATTACAGATACCGTATTGGTGGCTAATCTTCCTCTTCCATACGACTTTAACGAAATTGCTAGAGTTCGTGACGTTCAAACTGAAAACGTCATGCTAAT